GCCATGAACACCACCCCATTACCACGCTTTACAGGACCAGTATCTGGCGCTGAATTTGTCCTTTGCCGTATCACAGTTGTGACGAGCTCGGAAGTTTTTGCGTCGAGCGGGTTGGTCTTTTTTAATTGACATATTAGGGTCGCCAAAGCGGACAAGTTTAACTTGGTCACCCTTCTTTGCGAGGACGGCAGACTTTTTGGGTCCGTTAGGTGTGCGCTTGGGTTTGTTATAGCCACTGAACGTTTCCCCTCTATACTGCAATCGCCCGCTAGGGGTTCGCTTGACGTTTTTGGTTGTCGCCATTAGAACGAGTCTCCCCCGTTTTGAATGTAAATAAACTCCATTGACGCGGACACATTGAAGTCAACCGTCCCCGAAGAAGAAAACGCTCTCATTTCCAAGTCTGTTTTTTCTGTGAACTTTAACGGGTAAGTATAAAACTGTTCGTGTGCGCCATCTGTCAGGGTAAATCTTTCTTTTATCTGGAAGACTTCTCCGTATGGCCTAGCAACAAGACTAGCATTTAAGAGAGCTTTGGTGTTGGTAGAGGTTCCTGTGGATAAAGACATTTTTGTAAGGAATGCTGTATATCCTGCGGGAACTGTCCAAAGAGCCATCAATGTTTGGTTGTCGCCATCCCCATTTATGGTCAGGTAGATATTAGCTGGAACCCCAGATGTGACCGTACCTGTTCCTGCGTAAAGCGTGCCCGCGTTTGCGCCTCCACTACCTGCACTGCGAACAATGCCGCGATTTATCCGCAGATAAGATTTTGTGGTATTAACTGCTGTTTGCCCATTCAGCGTGACAACTTCGTTTATTTCGTTGTACTCGGCGTCTAAACCAAAAATTTCTACTGTTCTTGCACCTGTTCCTGCGGCAGTGTCGTCAGTTGAACTGCTTGATAAAGTCATTACTGTGGCTGATGCAGGATAAGCGTATAAACCGCCTTGTTCCCAAATAGTTTCCTTAGTGCTTCCAACAACAGCGTTGTAGCCGAACTTAAAAATGGTTTTATGGAATGATATTTGCCCACGGGCAACTTGAAGCTCAAACGGCTCGGAAGTTCCAACGCGGGAGATAGAACTAATTTCGCGAGCCATCTGAGTTCCTCTTAATTATACTCTTTGCGAAGATACAAAATCACCGTGTAGGTATCGCCACCTGTGTGGCCTACCGTGGTGAAGTTGATATCTCCTGTTTTCCCCGCTCCAGCATTGTTGGTCAAGCCACCAAACTTGCAGTAGTCGTGGTCGCCTGACTGGTTTTCACCCAGCTCGATACAAAACTGGTCAGCAGTAGCATCCCAAAGGATTTGCACCTTCATGCCAATGCACTGCCACCAGATCTTTTCGATAACGACCCCCGTGCAAGCCGTGCCATCTGGCAACGGTTGCAAGGCGCTCACGTCAACTTTGGTTACACCAGATTCACCAGTGCCATCGGAGATGTTCGTAAACTTCATGACGACCGTTTTAGGGCCGTCTATGAAAGTTTGGGAGGTAACCGCGTCAGCCATCCCTTACTCCTTGATTTCTCCCCGCAGGAGCGCCGCCTTGTAAGCCGCACTGCCCACAGGGGGCAGTGCAACCTTTTCAGCAGACTGCTTCTTTGGTGCGGGTTTTTTGGTTTCTGTCTTAACTTCCGTTTTCTTAGCAGTCATCACACCAACCCTCTATTACCGTGCCGCAGAGGCAAACATGTAATCGATGGTGGCGGACTTGGTGCCAGTAGCGGAGCCAGACAGTTCCATGGCCGCAATGGTCAGGTTCTCATCGTCCGGGATGTTGGTGGTATGGGTAGCCACCAGCTCACGGTTGACATAAAACTCGACCGTGGTGTTGCTCAGCACATGAATCCCCAGCTTGACGTAAGTGTCGTCGGCTAGGTCGTATGCAGTAGCAAGCGCCGTAGCAGTCTCAGTACCGTCTTTCTCGGTGATGCACTGGAGCGTTGCGGTGCCATCGTCAGACTCGAACACGATGCGGTCTGCGGCGGTAAGCATTGCCTCAGGGTTAGTAGCAAAGTTGACCGTGAAGCCCACGCACAGGTCGGTGTCGTCAGCGTCGGACACTTTGATACGGGTTTCAAACCAGAGGTCTTTGCCAGCCTGCACTGCGAACACTTCGTTGCCTTGGATAGAGGCACCGTCGTTGTCGGTAGTGGCGGTAGAAGTGAGTGCAAGTTCACCACCAACCGTGTCTGCAACAATCGCGGCAGATGCAGTACCGTCTTTAACAACAGTCCAGTCGTTGGTGGAGTCCAGTGCTACGCCAGTAAAGTCGTCCCACTTGGTGATGTAATCGGGGTTCTTGTCGATCGGCAGATCTTTGAACCACTTACGCGGATTGTCCTTGCCTGCAAAAAGGATAGGACCAGTAAAATGAACAGCCATGTTGATCTCCTGTCTTGGCTAAGTCTGATGCACCGTGCATCAGTCAGGGAACACCTTTAATGTACTCAAAAAAGAAGGGAGGCACAAGCCTCCCTTCTCATTTAGCATCGTTTCACGTGAAACAATCCTATTAAGCGCCCGGAGAACCGAACACGCAACGAGGATCGGACACGCCGAACGAATACCGCTCGCGGGCTTTGTAGCGGACGTTCCCCGTCTCAAAGTCGCCTTCCATAGACGTTTTGATGGGGCTACGCACGAAGTGCTTAAAGCCGTTGGGTGCGTCAGTCTTGATGAAGAACGCATCCGGATCGGTCAGGAAGTGGTTGACCACATAACCGTCAGGAAGCATACCCATGTTGCGGAGAGCGTTGATATCGTTATCCGCAGTGGACGGACGCAGGTTGGAAGCCATCAGGCGCTCAGCAACAAACTGAAGCTGGGGCGGGATGATGAGCTTACGACCCTGCAGAGCGATTTTCAGGCCACGCTCGTCGATGAAGGCCGCGATGTCAATCAACGCTTGCTCCAAGGACGTTTCGTTGAGGTCTGCCGCAGTGCTGAGCTCGTTGCGGAAGTTACCGCCGCCCACAGTGGGGTGGTCGGTAGCGCAGAGCTCTTTACCGTCGCCGATCGGGAAGTTGCTGTCGAACGCATTGTTCAGCACAGCCGCCGCCTTGACCTGCTTGGTGTTCGCCATCGAGCGAGCCAGTGCACGGGTGTAACGCGAGCTGAGGCGGTCGTAGAGGTTATCCTCAACGGCTTCCTCGGTGATCGCGAACGCCAGAGCAATAGTCTCGTGCGTATAGCGAGCAGTGTACGCCTCGTTAGCAGAATCGTAAGAAACTGCCGCGCCTTCACCCTTAACAGGTGCTTGGCCGAAGCCTGCCAGCATCACCTCTTCTTCAAATGCGCGATCTGAAGTTTCGGTTTCGAAGATTTCGGCATGCTCATTGTCATACCGATCGTACTCCATACCGAACAGAGCGTTGAGTCCGGGCTCTAGTTCTTTAAGGAGCTGGGAGCGAGTAATAGCCATTTCCTATCTCCTTATACACCAGCACCCGTACCGTTCGCATTGTAACGGTAGAAGTGGTTGTTGAGTTGGACAATCGCCAAACGGCCAGCCACCGTTGCATCATCGCTGTTCGGGATATCCGCGAACCCAACGATACGCAGGTTAAGCGTGTTCGTGGTGTTTGCAGTGGACACTGCCAGCTCAGCAGACGACTTACCAGTCGTTGCGTCGCCAGAAGTAGCCGTTGCAAAGTTGGCGTTTGCGTGGACAAGTGCGTCTGCGGCGGCAGCATCACAGTTGATCAGGAAAAGCTGATCAGGGTGTGCGGCTACCAGTGCAGTTGCCTCAGTACCCGACTTTACAGCCGAGGTTCCAGGCCACTTGTTTGCAAAGGTTGGTTTTCCGTTCAGGTCGGTATAGTTACAACCGATGAACGCGCCCAGCAGAGGTACGGTTCCACCGTTGGCGTTACCCACAATATCGATCATACCATTCGCGAGAGGAATGACGGGAGTACCTTCATAGATTACACTGGAGGTCCCCGCCGTCGCGCTGGTCTGGATCGTGTAGGAAACAACACCATTGGTGTTAGCACCTGCACCGAGCATCTTGTACGGGCGAAGCCCGAAAGCGGCGTCTACGTTTGCCATTGCTCAGATCCTTTAGTTGTCTCCGGCTTTACCGCCGAAGGTGACACGAGATTGCCGTTCAGGTTTGCTGATCGGCATCGACGGATGTTGTTCCCGCATCAGATCATTGTCCACAGCAGTCATTTGGTCACGCGTCTGTTGACGGTAGTGGCTGTTGCGCTGTGAACGAGTTTCTAACGGGAATCTTGCTAGCACCAGACCACCAACACCAATCACGCCAGCATGTTTGCCATCCTGCACGGTCGGTACTTCAAAGTCTGGATACTCATCAGCGCGAACAAGTTCAAAGCCTTCGCGTAGGCGAGCGGAAAGGTTCTTACGGTCGTCGTAACCCATGACAGATTCACGAATCCAACGATGTACGAATCCCTCCGGAGGGGGCGGTGCGTCCAGTGTAGACGGGGGTTGCCACGGTTTAGCGCGGACTTCTTTTTCCCTTGTCTGGGAAGTGCGTGGGCTTCTATCAGTCATTTTGACCTTCCTCACGAATTCTGTTGCATGCGGAGCAGTTGCTTCGCGTATTGTTCATTAGTTATACCAAGTTTCCGAGCGATTGCAACCTGAGAAGGACTGAGTTTGATGGATTGTTTCCCACCACGAGTCCCGCCACGTTGCGCGCCTGCCACCGCAGGACCGCTCCGACCATTGGTATTACCACCTTTTTGACCGAACTTATGGGGAAACTCCCCACGAATGCGGCGGTCAAGCTCTTGGTAATAATCATCACCGTTAGGGTCATACCCCTC